AGAAAAAAAGAAACTATCAGCTATCCACCGCTGAACGTGCCCGTCGTGGGGCACAGAAGCGTTTACGGGCTGCAAAGAAAAAAGCTACACAAGCTACAAAGAAAGCGGAAGCACAGAGAAGTTATGCCCGAAAGCTGGAAGAAACAATTGGAAGAGTTGAAAAAGGAATCAACGGAAAAGAATCAACTGTCGTTGACATGGGAGATCTCTCCGTTTTACCCCCATCCGTTTCCGACCTTGTTGGTGATTCTGAAGTTGTCTTCCAAGCTAATCCCGGACCTCAAGAGGAGTTTCTTTCGGCAGGTGAACAAGATGTATTGTACGGGGGAGCGGCTGGTGGCGGTAAGTCGTTTGCTCTACTTGCTGACCCCTTACGTTATTGCCACAACCCTAATCACCGGGGTCTTCTTCTAAGACGCACCCTCGACGAACTAACCGAACTCATAGATAAATCACGCCAACTATATACAAAGGCGTTCCCCGGAGCAAAGTTCCGTGAATCAAAATCAACGTGGGTCTTTCCATCAGGAGCCACGATTTGGTTTACCTACCTAGACAGAGACAAGGACGTAACCCGTTTTCAAGGTCAAGCCTTCAATTGGATAGGTATCGACGAAATTACACAATACCCAACCCCTTACGTCTGGGACTATTTACGTTCTAGACTACGTTCCACAGATCCTGAACTTCAAAAGAATCTATATATGCGTTGTACAGCCAACCCCGGCGGTGTCGGAGGCTGGTGGGTCAAAAAGATGTATATCGACTCACGCACAGAAAACGAAGCGTTTCCCGCATACGACATAGATACAATGAAGCCCTTTGTGTGGCCCAACGGTCACGAGAAGGCAGGTCAGCCGTTGTTCTACCGCAAGTTTGTTCCTGCACGGTTGACTGATAATCCCCACCTCATGGCAGACGGACAATACGAAGCCATGTTGCGTTCGCTCCCAGAAGTTGAGCGGAAGAGACTTCTAGAGGGGGATTGGGATGTGGCAGAGGGAGCGGCCTTCCCAGAGTTTTCACGGAGTAGACACGTTGTCGAACCTTTCGAATTACCTACCAATTGGCCTCGCATTAGAGCAGCGGACTATGGATATGCATCCCCGTCTGCAGTTCTTTGGGGTGCTATTGATTGGGATAATAATATTTGGGTCTATCGTGAGTTGTACGCAAAACACTTGACAGCGGAACAATTAGCTGATAAAATACTAGAAGCAGAGCAATTAGATCCGCTTCCTCACTACACAGTCCTAGATGCTTCGTGCTGGAACAAGACAGGTTTCGGCCCATCCATAGCAGAGACAATGATGCGGGTCGGTGTACGTTGGACACCATCAGACAGAAACCGTATTCAAGGTAAGATGGAAGTCCACAGAAGGTTAGCCGATGATCCGTACACAGAAGAACCACGCTTACGAGTATTTTCTACCTGCCAGCATACCATTAAGCAGCTTGCGGGAATACCTCTATCTAAGACGAATAGCGAAGACGTAGACACGAAGGCAGAGGATCACGCATACGACGCATTGCGTTATATGGTAATGACACGCATGAGTGGCTACGCATCTATACACCAACAACTAGGCGCAATCAAGAACCACGTCTACAAGGTTCAAGATGAAGTATTCGGTTACTAATGGCTGATAAAAAAGACCCAACACAAATTACCCTTCGTGAAGCAGCCGACGCTTACAACGCTCGTGGTGCAGGTAAGATTTCGCGTTTCAGTGCAAAGGGTGCCCTGAAGCAGTACGGTGACATGCCTCTCGTACAGGCGTTTACGCCCGATGAAAATGGCGTTCGTCCTATTGACACTATGATAGAAGGGATGAAAAGTCAAGGCGCAGCCAACTCTCTTCAAGATGATCTTCGCCTGATTTCCAAAGATGTAAACAGACAAATATTCAACGCAGACCCTAACTCTGCTGCATTGAACCTGCTTCCCGGCCTAGAAGCTGACGACCCACAAACATTTAACATTTTTGGTGAGCGGGTATCTGCACCAAAACAAACTGAAATTGCAATCATTGTACAGAACAAGCAAGGCTGGTCTGAATTTATGCAGCAGCTAGATGCTATTCGTCAAGCTGGCGGTGATGACGCTGTTGTTGCAGATGCAATCTACGTAAACCTACAGACTGGCTATCGTCCGGGTGCTATTGCTGGCTTGACAGGCGCAGAATACAAGGTAGATCGTGGCACTATCGAAATCACGCCGCAAACAAAGGCTACCCCTGAACTTGAAAAACGGGCTGGCGCACAAAAAGTTGGTGGTGCTCGTGGACAAGCTATTCCGCAAGACGTTCCCTTAAACGAACAAGCCCACGCCCGTTTGCAGCAAAGATTAGCCGCAAACCAAGAAGATGTTGGTGTACGTGCCTTTATCGAAAGCAAAATTAAAGACGGTAAGGCCGCACCTATATTCGTAATTAAGGGAAAAGATGGAAAGTACCGTCAGGTAAATACGACGGACATGACCAACGTTCTTTCTAGAATTAAAACATCTACACCTATTATCAAAGACAATATTACAAACAAAGAATTTAACACTCTTGTACCTGATGATCCTACATATTCAGGAGCAGATAAGAAGGGCAAGTTCGGATCAGCCCTAATTCGTAACGTGTGGGCAAACATAGCAGCATACGAAACACAGATGCCTGATCCTATGATGGACTTTCTTCAAGGTCGTAGTTTGAAGTCGGGTGCAGAAACTAGATCAAAGACTGCCAAATCAGGGTATCTTCCCCGTCCACGTGGGACATTTTACCCAGCAGAACGTGATGCTGCACAGTCCGTTGGTAACTGGTTCGATCAAGTAGAGGGCACAGACGTAGGTCAACGCTTTGATCCTGAGACACAAACAGTTCGTGGGGCAACCTACGGCATTCCCGGAATGTTCGACCAGCCAGCACCAGAAGTTGCTATGCCAGAGCCAGTAAAGCCTGTTGAAGCACCAGAACCGACTAGCCTTGCAGACTTATCTCCAGAAGCAAAAGACGCAATGTCAAAAGCCGGATTCAAAATCGACTGGAATAAAATAGGTTCGTACGGAACAGTAGGCGTAGCCAGCGGACTGGGAGCCTACGCCTTTTTAACAGAACCCGCCCAAGCTGCAGCCGACGTAGCTATGGAAGTTGGCGCACGGGCAGTCGGTGTAGGTGCTGGCCCCGCAGCAGCCGTACCGATGATTATGGCCCCCACAGAATTAGGTGAAGCAGAAGCAACCCCGGATATGCGTCCTGCAACCCAAGAAGAACTTATGTCTCAGGTGAGACAGCGTGAAGCCGATAGAATGGCAATGCGCGAACGCGAAGCAACCGCCGAAGCAGCGATGCAACAAGGCGATAGCTTTATGACTATGCAACCCTAAATAACAGGAGAGAACCATGAACCTCAACATGGGTGAAGCTTACATCACAGGCTCTGACAAGGAATCTGTAGACGACCAAAAAGGCGTTAACAAGCTGTACCGCGAAGGTTTGGAATTCGACACTAAGGCAAAGCAAGGTGTACTCACCGAAGACATGCCTAAGAAGATGACCAAAACCGCTGTTGATCCTTCAGTGATGAAGATGGCAGAAGAACGCGACTACTAAGGAACCGACATGTCCGACGATTATCTCCAACCTGATGACGAGGCTGCAGTACCCGTAATTGATCCCGAAGGGGACATGCCGGGTCTAGCAGGTTACGTTCGTGCTCGTTTCGAAGACGCAGAAAACGGACGCTATTCCTACGAGCAGCGTTGGTTACAGGCGTACAAAAACTTTAGAGGCATCTACGATTCTACGACCAAGTATCGTGACACAGAACGTTCGAAGGTATTCATCAAGATTACCAAAACGAAAGTTCTTGCTGCGTACGGACAGATTGTAGATATCCTATTTGCCAACAAGAAGTTTCCGCTTGTCGTCGAATCTACCCCGATGCCAGAAGGTATCGTGGAATTCGCACACATGGCTACCCCTCTGGATCAACAACAGCAAGATCCGTATGGGTACGAAGGTGACGGACGGGAATTACCACCCGGAGCACGTGAAGCCACAGCACCTAGCATGGGTGCGTACGGCGAACAATTTGGTGATGCCCTAGTTCCCGGAAAAGCAAAGGTCGGTGAGCCGCAAGTTGAACCTGCAAAAGAACAGGCGCGGCGGATGGAAAAGTGCATCCACGATCAGCTTCTTGATACTAACGCCATCAACGTATTCCGTAAAGCAATTTTCGAATCTGCTTTGTTGGGTACGGGCGTCATCAAAGGGCCGTTTAACTTCTACAAGCGAATTCACAAGTGGAAAAAAGACGAAGATGGTAATCGTGAGTACGAGCCGTATGAAAAGGTGGTTCCTCGCATCGAGTCGGTTTCAGTGTGGGACTTCTTCCCTGATCCGGCAGGTACATCTCTCGACGATTGCGAATACGTAATTCAACGTCACCGGATGAACCGTCAACAGCTTCGCAGCTTGATCATGCGTCCTCATTTCGATGCGCTTGCTATCGAAGAAACCCTTGCAAAAGGGCCAAACTACGAGGACAAGTATTACGAAGATACAATTCGTGAAGATGAAACTGAGCCGTACTACCAAGAAAACCGCTTCGAAGTCTTAGAATATTGGGGCACCCTAGATGCTAAGATGGCTAACGAAGCAGGTATGGAAGGCGCAGAAGACCTAAACGAATTCGATCAGGTACAGGTTAACGTGTGGGTATGTGGTACAAAGATCCTTCGTTGTGTCTTGAATCCATTCACACCAGCCCGTATTCCATTCCAGTCGTTCCCATTCGAAATCAACCCGTACCAGTTGTGGGGTGTTGGTGTCGCTGAGAACATGGAAGATGCACAGATGCTGATGAATGGTCACGTTCGGATGGCAATCGATAACCTTGCTCTTGCTGGTAACCTAGTCTTCGATGTGGATGAGGCAAGCTTGGTTCCCGGACAGAACATGGACATCTTCCCCGGCAAGATCTTCCGTCGTCAGTCGGGTGTATCAGGCACAGCTATCAACGGCTTGAAGTTTCCGAATACGGCACCTGAAAATATTCAGATGTATCAGATCAGCCGACAGCTTGCAGACGAAGAAACGGGTATCCCGTCAATTATGCACGGACAGACTGGTGTAACCGGAACTGGACGTACAGCAGCAGGACTATCTATGTTGATGGGTTCTGCAGGTCTATCGATGAAGACCGTAATCAAGAACATCGACGATTACCTCTTGAAGCCTATCGGTGAAGCATACTTTCAATGGAACATGCAATTCAACGACAAGGTTGAGGATATCGAAGGCGACTTGGAAATCAAGCCACGCGGTGTAGCTGCTGTTATGCAAAAAGAAGTACGCAGCCAACGCCTCACAGCCCTTCTCCAAACTGTCGCTAACCCAATGCTTGCTCCGTTTATCAAGATACCAAACTTGATGAAAGAACTTGCAATCTCACAGGATATCGATCCAGATAGCCTAGTCAACGACCAGAACGAAGCCCAAATTTACGCTCAAATGTTACAAGGGATGATGCAAAATGCTCAACAAGCAGCAAGCCCAGAAGCTGGCCCCGGTGGTCCACAGCAAGGAATGGCCCCTGCTGGTGGAGTATCTGGGGGAGTTGAGGGAACTGATGGTTCGGGGAGTGGTAATGGCACAATCGGAGTCGGAACTGCGCCAAGTGCAGGGGAAGCTGGCTTTACTGGAAACGCTCCTGAGATTGAAGGATGACCACGAAAAGGTGATTAAGAATGGCTAAAGATATAGTCGAATCAGGTATGACAATTCAAAGCGACCCGTTTGGTTTTGGCATGACAGAAGAAGAGCGATTCAATGTATCTGCACCAAAACTCGCTTATGATATACTTGGTGATTCCTTTTTTAAGATGACTAAAGCCCAAAGAGATTACGTTCTTGAATTAATTAGATCAGGAGATCTTACAGCTTCTGAAATTCAACAAGCGGCAGAATACGCCTTACCCTACGACCCTGAGTTGGGGCGTTCAGAACAAGAGTTGACATATGTTGCACCCGGTAATCATAGACTGTTTTTGCCAGAAGAAGCAAAATCTTTACGTGCAAAAGAAATGTCTGAAGCAGAGTTTTACAAGACATTCTTCAATTACGATTATAAAGAAACAGAGATCCCACAAGAAATAAGAGAAATATACGCAGGTCTTATGGGAACTTCGGTCGAAAATACGCCAAAAACATCAGATAATTTACCTAGACAAAG